AGGTGGTCGGCGTCGGGATGGCGATGCCCGCCCCGCCGGTCAGCGATGCAAAGGCGATGGTCCAGAGGTCTTCGGGGACCGTCTTGTTGATGGCGAGCAGGACGACGGCCCCGACGATGCATAAGGCGGCCAAGGCAAAGGCCACAAGTGCCGGCTGAGTGAGTTTCATGCGGACTCCACTTCATAGGGATTAGTCGTACCGATGCCGGCGGTGACGTCGAGGACGTTATAGCCGGGATTGGTGGGGTTGGTGGGGTTGGTCAGAGTGAACACCAGCAGATGGTTGGTCCGGGTTCCCGTTCCGACGGCCGAGACAGCTACTCCCCCGTTCGGCAACGCTGTTATTGACATCGTGTCCTCCTTTACATCCAATGGTAGTGGCGGTAACGGGGCTGGGATAGGCGCCCCAAAGAAGTCATCACTGAGCAGGGACTCGTCCCACAGGCCACCATGCTCGGTCCATTGGGTGCCATCGGCGATAGTGACCAGTCCCGGCCAACAAACTGGTGAGCAGCGATGGGCATAGCCCGTGTAATGGGCGGTCCAGAGCTTGGCGGGCCGTCCGTATTGGGCAATCAAAGTGTTGACGTTCGACACGGCGCAATAGCCGTACTGGTAGCCAGTCCAGTTCGACATAGCACCCCGCTCGACATCGGCACACATGGCGGGGGAACTGTTTGTAGTGATAGAGAGGTGCTGGGCAGTAGGGAACTTGGCCACCACCTGGGGAAATGTAATGCCGATCCCTGATTTGTTGACATATCCCGCATAGGCATCAAGGCCAGCCGGGAGATTGGCGACCGGCCCATCGGCCATTCTCATTAGTCAGTCCAGGTACATATAGATGTTGCCGGCGGTGGCGGTGATGGACCCGAGCGTGGTGGGGAAGGTCGGGGGGGTGGCTGTCGCCGAGGTACTCGAGGTGCCGCACAGGATCGGGGCGATCTTGTTGACCTCGGTGCCGGCGCTGGTCACACCGCAGACGGTCGGTTGGGTGGTCGTCGCACCCACCGTGTAGGCCATGTAGTACAGGCCCGAGTAGGTGGTGGTGAAGCTGGTGGCCGCCCCGGCAGCCACATTGGCGACCGCGAGGGTGTTGACGAAGCCGGCTGGTGTGAGCTGGGCGGTGGCGTTGGCCGAGACCGCCAGCATGACCCGGGAAGCATTGGTCAGAGCCGCCCAGTTGATGGTCACGTCGTTGGACGAGGCGGTAGAGCCGGTCACGACATTGAAGTTGTTGATGACCGTGTTGTTCGGAATGTAGAGGGCGCTCATGTAGATGGTGCCCGATACCGTGGCGATGGTCACCGATTCGGAGGCCACGGGCCGGTCGATGGACTGCGCCACGCCGGTTGCCGGGGCCAGGTAGACCTCGGATCCGCTCGGGGGGCTGAACGTCAAGAAGGCATTGCCGACCGCGTTGAGGACTTCCTCGAGACCGAGCGATGTGGGGGCCGCTGAGCCGAGGTTGACGACCCACTGGCGATAGATCTCGCCGAGGCCCGTCTCGATGGGTGTGGTTCCTGTGGCCATGATTGGATGCTACCTCCTGGGAGATCCTAGACGATGGTTAGGCTACTTTGAGAGCTGTGTAGCCGGTGGCGTTGGAATATGAGTGCGAATAGGTTTGGGCTTTGATTAAGGGCGTTCCCGTGGTGCTTGACGTGAGAGCCTGGAATACCAAGGTGCCGGGGCCGGTCACCGTGGCGATGAACTGGATTCCCACCGTGATGATGTCGGATGCACCCACCGCCAGAACCTCCGCGCTGTAGACACCATCGAAGGTGGCCGTGGCGGTGCCGTCTGCCGTCGTGATCTCTATAGCTGGGGCGGCCGTCCCGTTGTAGACAGCGGCGTTCATAGAAACAAGCCATGTGCCAACCGCAAGGGAGGCGGTGGTCAGGAATGTAACCAGGCTGCCGGTCAAGGTGTAGTCGGAGGCGAGGTGACCCGAAGCCGTGGTCAGGGATGCTGTCGCTCCCTGGTAGCCCTGGGATCCCTGACTTCCGGTAGAGCCCTGGTTCCCCTGAGCACCTTGGCTGCCGGTCGAACCCGTCGACCCCTGGTAACCCTGATAGCCCTGCGAACCTTGGACACCTTGAGACCCCTGTGATCCTGTCGATCCCTGAACACCCTGGTAACCCTGGTAACCCTGGTAACCCTGTGCTCCTTGAGACCCGACATTGCCCTGATAGCCCTGAGCACCTTGGCTGCCGGTAGCTCCTTGCGCGCCCGTAGAGCCCTGATACCCCTGCACGCCCTGCGAGCCGGTAGCTCCTTGCGCGCCCGTCGCGCCCTGCGAGCCACTCCCGGCCGCGCCCTGAGCCCCCTGGGCGCCAGCAGATCCCTGTGACCCGGTGGCTCCCTGTGCACCCTGGGCGCCCTGCGATCCACTCCCGGCCGCGCCCTGGGCGCCCTGCGATCCCTGGGCGCCGCCCGTATTGCCCTGGAAGCCCTGCGCGCCCTGCATGCCGGCGCCTTGGGTGCCTTGGAGGCCCTGGGATCCCTGGACACCCTGGGCGCCCTGGGATCCCTGGACACCCTGGTTGCCCGTGTTGCCGATGGCGCCCTGGTTTCCCTGAGGACCGGCACTCCCGGTCGCGCCCTGGGCGCCCTGCATGCCGGCACCCTGAACACCTTGGAAACCCTGATATCCCTGATATCCCTGGGCGCCCTGCATGCCGGCGCCTTGGGTGCCTTGGAGGCCCTGGGATCCCTGGAAGCCCTGGTAACCCTGGCTGCCGCCGCCACTATGGACAGCAGCGACGAGGTCCTCGAGCAGCTCACCGAGCCCGTCGGAGGTCGGAGTGGGGCCACCGAAGGCGACGACCAGCGCCTTGAGGAGCTCGGAGAGGCCGAAGGACTGCGCCGGCATTATGCCGACCAGACTTCCATGACGAACGGAGAGGCCATTGACTGAGTGAGCGAAGTGCTTCCGGTGCCGCCGCCGAATGTCAGGCCCTGTGTGCCGGTCACATTGAGACCTTGCGCCCAGTCGTATTGATAGCTGGTTCCCGAAGACAGACCAGTTATGAGAAGGGCGACACTGTAACTACTTCCCAGATTGCTGGTGGTCACATAAGCAACGGCATTGCCAACCAGCGAATGGCTCGTATGATCCAAGAGCCCCCACATCACCGCAATGTTTGTGGGCACCGAGGCGTCGGCAGTAAGACGAACCAACACATCGCCACTGGCGGGAGCGGTGAACGAGATCGTCAGATTTGTTGTATCCATCGCCGTCAGCGTGGCGCTGGAAGTGGCATAAGTAGTCACGCTGGAAGGGAAATACTGAACCCTCGCCAGCAGGGCGGTGCCACCTCCGGTGGCCCCCTGAGAACCCTGCGCGCCCTGACTACCCTGAGATCCAGAGCCTTGGGCACCTTGGAGTCCCTGGAAGCCTTGGTGACCCTGAGTTCCGGTAGCCCCCTGAGAACCCTGCGCGCCCCCGGATCCTTGGGCGCCTTGGGCACCCGTCGAACCCTGAACACCCTGGAAGCCCTGGTTACCTTGCGCGCCCTGGAGTCCTTGAAGTCCCTGAGAACCCTGCGCGCCACCCGAAGATCCCTGGGGTCCTTGAGCGCCCTGCGCGCCTTGGCCGCCAGATCCACCGCCGCCGCCTACGGCGAAGCCTGCACCGCCGCTACCGATAGGCACGACTACGCATTTCCAGCCACGGACTGGCGCATGCAGAGCATGATCACAGCACCCGGTAGGCGGCGATGGAGGACGGGCCGGACGAACTCGCCAGGCAGGTGATGAGGTAGCTCGCCCCGGTCCCGGTGTAGTTCTTGGAGTACAAGCTGATGGTCTGACCGCTCCCGACCACGGCCGGGTCCTCAAGCATCGGGTAGAAGGTGTTGGTCCCGGCTGCGGCGCTGGAGCCGAGGCAGGCTGCGAGCAGCGCACTGGCGCTTGTGGCCAGGGCGAACCCGACCTGGCTGGCCGTCGCCGCCTGGAAGGACGACCCCATGAACACGACGCGGTAGGTGAAGCCGTCGTTGGGCAGCGTGATGCTCGGTGCCGTGCCGCTCGTGGTCGCCGCTGCGTACCACGTCGTCGTCGTCGCCGGTTGCATCGTGAAGCCCGACGTGACGGCGTTGTAGGCGGCGCGCTCGCCGATCTGGATGTTGCCGCCGCCGCTGTAGCCGACCACATTCCAGTTGGTCCCGTCGAAGAGGAACACGGCTCCGGCGCTGGCGTTGAGCGCCGTCAGGTCGACGGTGCCGCTCGCCGCTGCGATCGTCCACGTCACTGAGCTGTTGTTCTTGACGTGCATCGTCTGCCCGGCGACCACGCTCGTCGTGCCGAGCGTCAAGGTCTGCCCCGTCGTGCTCCCGGTCATCTCCACGCTGCCGTCGGTGTAGAGCGTCGTGTAGTTGGACGTCTTCGACTGGTAGGTGCCACCTCCGGTAGCCCCCTGAGAACCCTGCGCGCCCTGACTACCCTGAGATCCAGAGCCTTGGGCACCTTGGAGTCCCTGGAACCCCTGGAATCCTTGAGAGCCCTGCGCGCCGGCACCACCCTGGCTGCCCTGTCCACCTGCCGAACCCTGAGAACCCTGGAAGCCTTGGAACCCCTGGAAGCCTTGGGATCCGGTGGCTCCTTGGGATCCGGCCGAACCTTGAGTACCTTGGGCGCCCTGGGCGCCCTGGCTGCCTTGCGAACCCGCACCTTGAGTGCCCTGATTGCCCTGATAGCCCTGGGGTCCTTGAGCGCCCTGCGCGCCCTGGGCTCCACTTCCTTGCGCGCCCTGGGCGCCCTGGCTGCCTTGTGCCCCGCCCGATGAACCCTGCGCCCCCTGCGCGCCCTGCGCGCCTTGGCCGCCAGATCCACCGCCGCCGCCTACGGCGAAGCCTGCACCGCCGCTACCGATAGGCACGACTACGCATTGCCAGCCACGGACTGGCGCATGCAGAGCAGGCCCACAGTCGCGGTGGAGCTGGCGACGACACCGTAGAGCGAGTCCGACGCCCAGGAGTTGAAGGCGATCGTGGACGGGCCGACGATGGGACATCCTTCGGTGGTGCTCGATGAAGTCACGCCCGAGCCGCCCAGATAGACCGTTGCTCCCGAGGGGATGACAACGAGGAGGGGGATCAGATCGGTGGGATCGCCGGCACAGAAGACATTCTCCGCCGGGCTGGTCAGGGTGTCATAGGTATAGCGGTCGATCACCTCGAAAATGAGCGTGGCGGTGGTGCCGACCGAGACAACTTGTCCTATTGCGGCCATATTCGGATCCTAGTCCACCCGTGGAGGACGAAGCGCCCCCGAGAGAGAAGACCGGGCCAGGGTGGTCTGCGCGATGAGCTCCTTGCGGCGCCTCTGAGCCAGGGCTTTCTCGGAGCGCTTGGCACGCTCGAGCTGCGCGGCCTGGTACTCGTCCTCGGACATGATGCCCTCGAAGGTGGCCCAGATCCCCCAGGTCCCGTCGTCCTCCTTGCCCGAGGCGAGCGTCCAGCGTTCGTAGGGGTCGTGGGTATTGAGCGACCGCCTGATGTTGGTCCGCAACGTGATGGCCTTCTTGTAGCTCTCGACGTTCTTGACGATCCGGGCCGTGCGCCCCGGGAACTGCTTCATCGACTTGAGCTTCTTGTACCAGACATTGGTCCGGTTGTTGAACCGGATGGGCTTGGCCGGCTTGGGGACGTCCCACTCGATCTCGATGAAATCCTCGACGGTCTCAAACATCTTCTTCGAGCAGGGCTGGATCCACGTCCTTCCAGGTCGGGCGGCCATTGGATTCGGGGCGGGGATGGTCGGCGTCGATGAGGACCCGTTCGGGCTCGGGCTCGGCCAGCCGACCGATCACGACCGTCTTGGGGGTAGGGCGCCGGACGTTGTCGTGCTCGTAGAGCCAGAGCCATAGGGCGTCGGTGACCGCATCGGTCAGGGTATGGACATCGGGCAGGCCGCCGTAAATGGCCTTCTCGACGGCCTCGATCTGCTGCTTGGGCAGGCGCAGGGCCTTTTGGACCGTGGGGCCGAGCAGTTCGCCGTCAGTCTTGCGGGTGTGACGGGGCCTCATGGCCGGAACGGGGTCCGGTCGAATGGGACTCGGGTCGGAGCACAACGGGCGCACAACTTCTCTGCCCGCTGGGACTCGAAGAAATGGCCGCATCTACGGCAGACTCTCATCATAGTGGTATACACATTGTATACCATCTTGGGATGCAGATTAGATAGGTGCTGGCGGGGGTGGCGGTGCCGTCTCGGCGGGCGCCTGACCAGGGTATTGCTGAAGAAGAGTGTTGTAGAGCGTGCTCAGGTACTCCGGGCTGACCTCATAGTCGACATTCATCGGGTCGGGGACCGAGGACAGCGACGAGATCGAGGAGAAGTCCCCCGAGTCGAAGGCGTTGGAAGCCGCCTGGGAGGCGACATGGTAGCGGTCGAGCTCGGTCTTGGCCGCGATCTGCTTGAGGTTGAGGTGCTGGATCTGGGCGAACGGGATGTTGAGGCTCTCGAAAATGGTCTTGGCGAACCCGTTGGGGTTGGTGATGGCCTGCTGGCGGTACTGCCCCGCCTTGGTCAGGCCATCGACGAGGGCTTGGGCGGCGGTGGTCTGAGGGATGATCTGGGCCAGGGCGGTCAGGGCGTTGCCCTGGGAGCCGGCCGTCTCGATCCCGTAGAACGAGTCGTAGGTGACGGTCGGGTAGAGCGAGTTGCCCCCGAAGATGATGGACGGGTCGACCACGGCCAGGGGCGCCGAGAGGACCGGGTTGAGCGAGGACAAGAACCCCGAGAGCGTGGCGTAGTTGGCCACGTCGCGGAGCGGGTCCATGGAGCGCACGTCGATGGCGGTGACGTTGCCCTCCACGTCGGGCGATCCCAGAAACAGGAGGAACTGGATGCGCTTGGGCAACCCGGCCGCCACGTCGTCGGTGTTCTGCTCGGCCATCACCGAGAGCATCTGGGTGCGGAACGGATGATCGGCCGGGTAGGCCATGACGAACTTGAGGATGTGTTTGGTCCAGCCGTAGAAGGGGAAGATGTTGTTGAATACCCCCCGCTCCAGCGGGGTCATGGCCCGCTGGTCGCCCATGACGTGGAGCATGTGCTGCTCGGCTTCCTTGCGGGCGCGGTCCATGGTCATCTCGGTGACCTCACCCGTGATCGGATCCTTGAACTTGCCCGTCCGCAGACCGTGCTCCAGATAGTCCTGGTAGGCAATGGCCCGCTGGAACTGCGCCACTCCGGTGGTGAACTTGATGTTCATATCGCCGACGGCCTTGATCCAGTGGATGGGCTTGGCCGCGGCCAGGGCCACGCCCTGAACCTTCTCGATGTTCTCTTCGGCCAGCCAGCGGGCCATGGTCCCGCCCGCGTTCTGGTGAACGGCACGGCCGGCGGCGCCGAGCGGGGTGTCGTTGATGACCGCCTTGTACTCGACCGGATCCATGGAGCGCTGGGCGGCGCCGGCAAAGTTGGCCCGAGGAACGTCGCCCCGGTCCTTCATGATGTTCCATGCCTCGGGGATAGCCGAGAGGGCGTGACGTGAGAGGTGCAGGCCGAGCAGGAACGTTCCGCCAAAGGCGACGTGGGCGGTGTAACGGGGCGAGAGGTTCAAGATGGCCGTGCGGAAGAGCTTGGTGGGGGCGTCGAGAACCCCGTGCATCGGGAACTGGCCCTTGGTGAGCTGCGTGTCGAGGGCCTTGGCGATGCCCTCGGGGATGTACATCTCGTTGCCCCACTTGGGGAGCGTCCACCCGAAGACCGAGTTGGGGTCGAACGGCACCATGTGGAAGTTGTTTTTCATGATCGAGGCGTAGACGTCGCGGGCGTTCTGGTGCGTGGTCTTGTAGGCCACGATCTCATCCTGGAACTCGGGCATCTGATCGAGTGCCGCCTCGGCATCGGCGACCGAGACGAGGTGCGGAGAAAGGATGTGATCCGCGTATTCGATGGTCCCGTCGCGCTGCAGCGCTTCCTTGGTGGCCAGGTGGACCGACGCCAGCACGTCGTAGCGGGTCGGCTGATCGCCCACCTTCTTCTCGTGCGCCACCCGGCCGGTGCGGACCCGACCCTTGGTCGAGATGTGGACGCCGTAGAGGCCGCTCTCGATGTCGCGCCCCTTGAGCATGGTGGTCGAGATACTCGGCACCCAGGCTAGTTCCATGCCCTCTTCGCGCAGCTTGTTGGCCTCGTCGATGGCCGAGTCGTAGAGCGCGTCCATGTCCCCCTTGGTCATGATGGCCACACCGTCGGGCGCGCCAGCCATCCGCTTGACCTCCATCTGGAGGAGTTGGGCCATCTTGACCGGATCCCGCTGAAGTTGGTCAACCTTCTCTCGGGCGATACCGCGTTCTCGGAGGGCCTGAGAAAGATCTTCCATGGTGTGAAACTTCTTCATCTCGTTGACCAGATTGCGGATGAAGATGTTCTGGGCGGCGTCGATCCACTCGGCGGTGGGGTGCTTCCAGACGGCGATCCCGAACTCCCGCTTGGCGGTGAGGTAGCGCTTGAGTTCGGGTCGGATCCCCTCATAGCTCCCATAACCCTTGAGGCGATCCTCGAACTTGGTTTCAGCGTCGATGCGCTTGATCGCATAGCGATGCAAAGCGACGATGTCCTGGCGCACCTCGACGAAGGCGGGGTCGATGGTGGCGTCGATGGCGTGGACCCCATGGCCCGACAGTGCCCGTAGGGCCACGCCGGTCAGGGCCTTGACCTGGGCGTAGTCCCGCTCGTTCATGGCGGATTGGATGGAATCCATGATCCCGCCCTCACCAGTGACCGGATCGACCGGACCGAAGAGCCACTGGGCCTGCTTGGCGATGTCGATGGGCACCATCTCGGGAGAAACCCTCCCGCGGAAGGTGCTCCTGTCGCCTACTTTCATGTAGTGCGGGCGCTCGTGGAGATACTCGGCCCGCTGCGCCGCCGTGGTCACGTCCTGCCCGAGCTTGGCATTGACCCGGTCAGCCTGACGATCCCACATGCGGATCGACTCGGTGACCTTGTTGAGCGGATCCATCTTCTTGAGGAGGGCCTCGTGCGCGTCACGCAGCTCCTTGTCGGCATCGGTCACGACAGTCGATTCGCCGGCCGTGTGACTGATCCCCGTCGTGCCGTCAAGGCGAGTGAAGGCGACGGCCTGGCCCGAGGCGAGAGCCTGGTCCGAGACCCACTGGCGGGCCTTCTCCACCGCCGCGTATGCCTTGCGGACCTGCGGGTCGATGGAGTCGTCGAACTCGATCTGCGGAGCAGATTTACCCTGCGCCCGGGGATCGGTCTTGGCGATGAGCGCCGAGACCTCCTCCTGCTGGGCAGGGTCGAGCGCCTTCGTGGCATTGGCTGCCGGCCCGATGATGGCCTGTTCGTAGGTGGTGTGGGTGTCGTTGATGTTGAGCGCACCCTTGAAGAGCGAGGACAGGGTCTTGCCCATACCCGTGTGGGAAGTGATCCAGCGGTCCAGTGCATCGCCGATGGTGGTCGGCTTGGGCAGCCCCGTCTTGGGGTCGATGGTATTGAGCTCGTGGAGTTGGCTGTCCTGGGCGAAGCGGTTCTTGAAGAAGGTGTCCTCGAGGTTGGTGTTGAGGACCCAGGACTTGGCCATCCCCGGCAGCGAAGCGTCGCGGAACTCAGACGAAGTCATGCCCAGACGGTCCGCTATCCCCGCCACTCGACTGGCATCGGCCGCCGCCTCGATCACCCTGCCCGCGGGAGCGAACGGAGCCACGTCTAAGAAGCTGACGACGGGGTGCGACAGAACCTCGCCGATCCCACCCTGGGCGATCTCGCCCGCAACGTAGACGCCCGGGAGCCACGACAGGATGGAGTTCTGCCCGTTGAGCCCCGCCGCAGCTTCGAGCCCCTGCTTGATGTTGCCCTGAGCCAAATCTTGAATAGGGGCGAGCCATGTTGAAGGTTTGGTGATGGCGTCCTTGACCGTGTCGAAGAGGTTGGTGACGAGGTGATTGGGCGCCAGGCCCGTGAAGATGGACCGCAGGTCGTTGACCGTGTTGCCGATGACGTTGGTCGGATTGGGCTTGTCGCCTGGGACCGGGGTGACGTCGTTGGGATTCGCCGCGGCGAGGATGGCCCGGGTCGCCTCGGCATTGGACATCGGCGTCTCGCCGGCCACCAGGCGCGCCGAGTCCATCTGGTAGATGGGATACCAGGAGTTCTTGTTGATCCCCTGGCTCTGAGCCCACGCGACCCGCTTGTTCCAGTTCGTCGTGAACCCCTGCATGGCAGAGGTCTGGACCATTACGGAGCTCCGGGATTAGTCGAATCTGTCGGTGCCGAGCTCGACGTCGAGGCCGCCTTGGTCGGCGTGGGCACCCCCGGAACGGCGGTCGCCGTGCCTTGACCGGGCTTGGGCACCGGCAGGCCCACATTGGAGAAGATCTGTTGGATGGCCGGCGAGGTGTTGGCAGTCGTGGCACCGAAGGCCGAAGCCCCATAGGAGGGCGACGAGGCCCTATACGCCGTCTCTGAGGCCAACTCGTTGAGGATCTGGGACCACGGGGCGTTCTCGAGCCCGAGGGTGTTGGCCGTCCCGGTCTCGCTAATGGCATTGGCCATCCCCAGAGCGCCTTGCGCCTGGGCATTTCCGACCGCCTGCTGGGCCGCACCGACCTGCCCGGCGAGGGGGACGGCAGCCGATGTGCCCGGAATCTGGGTCAGCGAAGCAGGGAGGCCCGGCGTGAGTGCCTTCAGATCGGCCTGTGCGGCTCCCTGAGCCTCTGATTCGAGTCCCGGGGTCTCAGCCCCCGAGGTGAGGCTTGCGAGGCCCTGAACCTGTTGTAGGTACTGCTGGGCCAAAGCCTGAGCCAACTGGGTGAAGGGGGATTCAGCGGCAGCCTGGGGGCTGGGGAGCTTGGTGTCCTCCTTCTTGGCGGTGTCGGCTTTCTTGGGCGCCGCCTTGGAGGTCTTGCCAATATCCTTGATTGCGGGTGCAACGGTGGCAGCGGTCTCCTCGATCTGTCCGATGCCCGGCGTGAGCATGATCGCCGTCTTGAGCCAATCGGGTAGTCCTTGGCCGCCGGCCACGCTGGCTATATCCCCGAGCGGTCCTCCACCAGGCTTGGTCGGAGAGGTTGTCCCTTCGACATACGGTGTTTCTCCGGCCATCTATCCCACTCCCGAGAACAGGCTATTGAGGTTCAGGCCATTGGACATGCCCTGGTTGAGTATCGCAGACCCCGGGACGAGCAGGCCCGCCTGGCCTTCGGCGGTCCCGAGAGCCCCGAGTTGGCTCCCCTGCTGATTGAGGTATTGGGTATAGAGCTGCTCGAGACCAGCGCCCTGGCCCAACTGGCTCGCCCCCTGACCGAACTGGGAGAGCAGTTGCTGATAGGACAGTCCGTTCTGAGCCGCAGCGAGCTCGAGGTTCTGTTGGCTGCGGGCGATGTCGCCCAGGCTGTACTGGTAGCCCTGCTGCTCGGAGACCTGTCCGAGTGCAGCGTTAGCCGCAGCACGGTTGATGTCCTCCTGGGTCCATCCGTACTGGGCGGCCTGAGTGGCGCGAGCCTGCTTGGCACCCTGGGTATTGAGCGTGCCCCCGATGGCCTGCTGTTGCTGCATCTGCTGGACCGCGTTCTGGTTGGCCAGCGCCGCCTCGGCCAGTTGCTCGGGGTACTGAGTCTGATTGAGGGCGTACTGCTGCTGCTCCACCCCCTGCTGGGCTTGGGTCAGACCCAACTGGGCCGCGAGTCCCTGCTGCTGGATGGTGTTCTGGCCCTGACTGATCCCCAGGCCGGCCTCTTGGAGGGCGAGCTGCTGAGCGTTGTACTGGGCGGTCTCCTGGGCCGACGGCCCCGTCATCCCGATCTCGCCGAGAAGTTGGGCCATGGTGAGACCACTCTGGGCCACCCCCGGAGCGGCGCCAGCGGCGATAAGGCCCTGTGCGGCGGTGCCCGGATTGGCCGCGTTGATGTCCTGCTGGGCCAACTGGGTGAAGCTGGGATTGGCGGCAGGCTGCGCTGGCGCCGAGCCGGCGGTGTTCGATGGCGGATTGTAGGGCATTACCAGTCACTCCCCCCATAGGAGCCAATCGCCCAAGGCGGCCACTGACCCTGGCCGGTCGAGAAGGTGCCGGCCTGGTCCTGGAAGGTGCCCGTCACCATAATCATGTCGTTGAGCTTCTGCTCGTAGAAGGCGAAGGCGTCCTGCCAGTCGGGCTCCTTGTCCTTTCGCTTTGCTAAGTAAACCGCGTACTCGATGGCGAGATCTTCCCAGCCCGGGATGGTGTCGAGCTGATCGCTATCGGCCACGGCGGGGACCACCGTGCGGTAGTAGAAGACGTTGAGGACGCCGTCCTGGGCGGGCACCGGGAAGAGGCGGATCTGCAGGTTCGACGGTGACTGGGTGGTCGCCCCCGGGTTGTTCCAAAAGGTGAAGATCTCGGGCCAGGCGGCGGGGAACTGCTGGTAGGTGCCCCACGCCTGGTCGGCCTCCTGGTAGCCCATGAAGGTGAGCGGATAGACGAACACACCCGTATTGGGGACGAACTCGATCCGGTAGATCTGGTACATATCGGTGGGAGCGGGGTAGTTCTGCACGAGGTTGGTCACCGGCACCTGGACCAGTTGGCGCAGCGTCATGGAGCGCCGGGCGATGTCCGAGCATCCCTGATTGATCCAGTTGTTGAGCTGGGCGTCGGTCCAGAACTGGGCGGATGCCTCGTCGAGGAGATCCCTGACCCCAGAGCGGGCGGTAGCCAAGGTCATGGTCATGGCTGGATTTTACTCATGTGAAGGTCGTTCCTGCGGCGACGGTGAAGTATCCACTGATGCCACCGAAATAGATACCACCGCCAGCCGTGACGAGGCCATTCTGCGATAGACCGCTACCGGCGGTCAGCGTCAGGTCCCCCCCCGTCGACGAACCGTAGTCGAAGTCGGTGGACTGGGTCTGGTAGTTCTCGCCAGAGGTGAAGGTGATGAAAGTGGTCTCCATCTCGTAGACGGCGAAATCGGTGAAGTTGGCCTTGGCCGCGTTGATGGCACATTGCATGGTGACACTCCCCGAGCTGAAGGTGGGGGCGGTGAACACCGGCAGGATGACGGCGGAATAGCTGGGGCCGGGAGGGGCCATCCAGCCGGCTCCGAAGCTGGTGATGGTCTGGGCGGTCGGCGACGAGAAGATCGGGAAGTAGGACGTGAGGTCGCCTCCCGGGATGAAGCCCTCACCCCCGATGCCGAACCAGATGGCGTCGATATCGGCGAGGGTGGCGTCTGGTCCTGCCTGCATTTGGACGAAACCGGCTGACAGCCCGCTGCCCCCGCCGCCACTCGAGCCCTGAGCGCCTTGGGCGCCCTGCGGTCCTTGGACCCCCGCCGAGTTGGCCCAGTTCTCGATCTGGCGCATGTCGGTGCCATATTCGGGCTGATGGGCCTTGGAAGTCTGTTTGTTCGGGATGAACAGCTTCTTGTGATTCGGCTGGACAACCATCAGTTCGAGGTGGCTTTGAGCGCCCGGATCGTGTAGCCGATGTCGACTGAGTGGACGATGGGGGCCGAGGCATCGGAGGTGGTGTTGTCCCCGTTGAGCGTGATGACCGGGTTGTTGATGCCGAGAGTGGCCGAGCCGAAGTTGAAGCGGAAGCTGGTCGGGACCTGGCGGATCTGGCCGGCGGGGGTGGTGACGGTCTCGGTGCCGAGCGCCGGGTTGGCGTGGGAGACGGTGATGCTGCATGTCGCCGTCCCGCTGTCGGACGGGTCAGAGACACGCAGCACCACCTGAGTCACGTCTATCACGCGCGTCGAGTTGGGCGCCACCGAGATCGGGAGGCTCTGCCACTGGTAGTGGGGGGCCGGGACGGTGTTGTCGAAGAGATACCACCAGTTCTTGTTGAGTCCGGCGGCGGTCCCGAAGCGGATCGGAGCGGCGTACATCTGGTTGGCGAAGCGACCGCCCGACCACCACCACATGGTGTGTCCCGGCACGGTGGCATTGCCGTTGGCGTTGTTCGGGTAGAGGATCCACCACGAGTTGGTCTGGGGATTGAACAGGTAGTTGTTGGAGAAGAGGATCCAGTCCTGCCAGCTCGCCACGTTGAATCCGTAGTTGTTCGAGTCGAGGCCCGTGCCGGTCACGGCATCGTAGAAGTCGTCACGGAGCTGTGGGCTGATCTTCTGGCTGGTGTTGCCCCCATTCCAGATCCACGCGCCCAGGTTCTCGGCGCAGTAGATCAGGCCGCTCTGGTTGGCATTGGCCTGGCCCACGAAGTCACCCGTGGACTGGACCCCGGGCAGTTCGATGACCGAGGACGGATTGGAGACATCCCCGTACATCATGAGCGCGCCGCCGTACTTCTTGATGAGCAGTAGTTCGCCCACCGAGACCGACCCCCAGGCGCCGTAACCCCAGGGGATCTCGGCCCCGAAGATCTCCATCTGGTCGCCGTAGGTCGAGGACTGCGGCGGGTCGGTGAAGTTGACGTTCTCGTTCGTATTGATGCCGCCACCCGCCGGCCACGGGTAGTTGATCCCGGCCAGACAGATGATCCGATTGCCGTATGCGATGGTCTGCCCCGTGATAGACGAGGCCGAGACGATGAGATCCTGGACGGCGAAAGTGGTCGGGGCCAAGAGGGGCGGGTAGACATAGAGGTGCCCGTTGATGCCGGCCGGATCAGTGACCACGGCGTTGGGGAATACCAGAACAGGGGGCGGATTGCCGGTGCCACCCACACTCATGCGGGTCCAGACGGGGTAGGGCGAGCCGAAGATGCCCGGGGTCGTGGCCGATGTCTTGCTCAAGATGTTGTTGACGGCGAAAATGTAGGGCACATCAGACCAGCCCTCGACATAGTGGTGGGTTCCGTCGTCAGCTTCCCAGATGATGACGAGCTCGTCGTTGACGCTGTCGAGTCCGGGGTTGACTATGAAGCCGGTGATCCATGCCTCGGTCGCCGCGCCCGGCAGGCCGTAGGGATAGGTGCCGGTCTCGATCAGGGCGGGCAATGGCCCTAAACCCCCCGAGGGAATCGCCGCGCAGCAGTAGGTGGTCTCGGCGTTGGCTGCCCCGAGCGGGGCCGTGACGACGGCCTCGGCGGTCGAGATAAAGGTGTTGTCGTAGACGCCCGGACTGAAGTCGTCCAAATGTAAATAATGACTGACCCGCTCGCCCTGGGCGGCATTGACGATCTGGTTAGCCATTGGCCCAGGTTAGGCGAGAAGATCCCGGATGAGAGCTATCCGCACCTTGTACGCCTCGATCTCCCCGCGGATCTCTATGACATCGACTATGTGGGCCAATGCCGCGGACGTAGCGGCTTTGTCACGGGCCGACACGGTCCAGGCAGCGTCACATCCATTGTAGGCGGCCCAGTAAACACGCTCACGATCTCCACTGGCACCCGCCAGTAGAACGTGGTGGGCCGCGAGGAAGTCGGTCTGTAGTACGAGCTCGTCGAGCAGTTCATCCCGGGTGGCCTTCCCGTAGTCCTTGATGTTCAAAACGGCGTATCGACGCTGTCCTCGGTAGCGGAGGGGATGTCGCCGTCGCCCTCTTCCCGGGACTTGAGCAGGGACTCGATCCGCTCGGCGTTGATCTGCTGCTGGCGCTGGAGCTTCTCGAGCTCGGTCCGCACGTCAGTCATGCCGGTCACATCGGTGTCGTAGCGGTACGGGGACGCGTCGGGGTCGTAGATCGGGAACTTGATCTCCTGCCCATCGAGAGTGGTCACCTTGATCTTGGGGACCACGGTGTCGTGCGGGTTCATGTCGGGGAACAGGTTGCGGTCGGGGTCCTGGCGATCGCGGGGGAGGTCAGAGAACTTGACCGTGGCCAGCTTGGAGATCATGCCCTCGTAAACGCCGTACTTGACCGCCAGCCGGCGCAACTCGGAGTAGCGCTCGGGCACGACGCCGGGGCGGTTCTGACCGGGGATCGAGAACTGATTGGTCACGCCCCAGGCCGAGCGGGGATCACCGAGGTAGCTGATGCAGACGGCGAGTGGGATCGCCTGCTGCTTGCCACCGACGGGAAGGACCCACTGTTGGCGGGCGTACTCCCAGGTGATCTGGCGCTTCGAGTTGTTGGTGACCCAGACACGCTCGTCGAGATCGTTGAAGGTGATATCCGGGTCGCTGAACACCGTGGGCGCGACGTTGACCTGGATCTTGGAGGGGGCCGTGATGGCCATAGGGCAGTCTCCTTAAGTTAGAACCGCTGCAACAGAGCGAGGGTGTAGCCGAGTCCCGAAGATACCGTGACAGCCGCGAGAACGGTGCCGAGCGCGTAGCCCGGTTCAGTCGGGTAGACCGCGCCCGCATCGTGCAGCACACCCGCCGTTCCGGTCGACTGGACCAGGGCGTGACCGACCGTGCAGGTGTTGTCCACGACGACCCCGGCGATGCCATAGGAGCGGACCTCGACCAACTGGCCTGGGACCGAAACGGCGTTCCCTGCGACCGTGGTCCCCGTGATGACACCGAGCACATTGGTCTGGAGCGTGGTGGTGGCAAGTGCAACGGTCGGGTGGGTGGGACTACCCGAGGCGGCCGACGTGGCACCGTTCCATCCCTGCAGGTAGACGGTCTGACCAATACCCGGTCCCGGGGCGGTCAGGGCCGTGATGACGTTGGCGACAGTCAGCGTCAGCGTGGCGATGCTGATATTGGGGTCGAGCGCGTACCAGTCATCTCGCTGTGGCGTAAACAGTACCCCCGGAGGGATATTGGCGCTTGCTGGGTTTGTGATTACCGGATCGGCCATTTCTTATCTCCTATGCGGCGAGTGCGGTGAACTTACCTTGACGCTGCGGGTTGGAGCAGATGAGCTGGCAGTACAGCTTCATGATTGCCGTCATGGCGTCCTGGTTCGGGGGCTTGACGAAGTCCTCGATCACGAAGTTCCCGCCACGACCCACGATGAAGGTGAAGTATTCCTCGTTCAGGAAGAAGAGGTTTCCTTCCGTACCCGTCGTGGGGATGTGATCGTCCACCAGCCAGGGCACATTGTTGAAGACCAGGTGGTCGAACCCGGCGGCGGCGAACTGCTGGTCCCTCATACCCGGGGCGGTCGGGAACTGCTGGATCGTGACGTTGAGGTTCTGGTAGCGGATGTAGTTGGCCCGGGTCCCGATGATGAGCGTGGGCGCCCGGCCACCCTCGGTCGTGGAACCGAAGAGGTTGTTGAGCGCGTTCAGCGACATCGTGGTGGTCGTGGTGTCGACCTGGGAGTTCAGCCAGGTGTTGGACGACCGGGTCAGGCCGGCGTAGGTGGGGGCTACAACGCCCGCGTCGACAGCCGCTAGCAGGCCGACCATCGACTTGGTGTTGGTGCCGTCCGACCAGAAGCCATAGGCCAGGTTGTCGAGCCAGTTCAGCTTGGACATCTCGAACTGGGCGGTCAGGTAGTCCATCGCCTTCTCGTCGGACTCGGCCTGGTTGAGTGTCAGACCATCGACCGTGACGTTGTCGTAGAGCTGCGCCCATGGGAGGGAACCGTCCTGGACGACGTCGAAGGGGATCGTCTGGAGGATCTCGGGACCGCTGTACCAACCACCCGATCCGGGCTTCGCGTACATCCACGGGATTTCAATCCACAGACCGCCCTTGATGACCAGCTTGTTGCGGGCCTTGAAGCGGAAGGTCAGCGGGGATGAGGTGAAGACCACGTCCGTGATGTACGGCATGAGGTATCGGTTGGACAGCGAGGTGAGGGTGTTTGTACCCCAAATCGGTGTGGCCATGGTCGGATCCTACTCCTTATGAGCCTGCTAGGTCGGGGTCGCTTCTGACGTGGTCGAGCATGTTGGCCATGAGCTCGTCCCTTGTCTTGGCGACTCTTGTTTCTCGGTTTCTCGGTACTGATCCACCGGACCCGGAAAGGGCAGACTGCTTTTGCTTCCTGTCCGACTTGGACTTTACCTTAGCGCCTTCCGGTTCGGCGACGAGGGACCGGAGCGTCGGGTCGCTCCACAGCGTCATCGTCATGCCCTTCTCGAAGGCAGCGGTGAGGCTTCCTTCGGAGCGCTCGAGACCCTCGACGATGTTGGCGCGACCGGTGAGATCGGCCACCTTGGCGATCTGCTCGTCGGTCAGGTGCGGGTACTGGGCCTTGAAGCTGGACACGGCGGAGCGGAACGAATCGACCACCTTGGCGCGCTGATCGCGCTCGTTGACCTGGGCGTTCTGTGCCTGAAGGCGGGCGGTCTCGGCCTTGGCGGCCTGAACCTCCTCGTAAAGTTTGACGGCGGTGGTGTCCTCGGGGTCCACCCAGTCGGGCAGGACGTTGGCCACCGGAGCGGTCTTGGGCGAGATGGCGTCGGCTACCCGCTGCGCCGTCTCGGGCTCGGCCTTGAGGCGGTCATTGAGGGCGAGCAGGGCGCGCACCTCGTCGATGGGGAGGTACTGTCCCTCGAACTCGATGGTGCCCGGGGGCGCTATGGCCACCTCGGGCTCGTCGGGCTTGATGTCATTGCCGTGCTCGTCGACTCCGTGAGGGTACGGGTCCTTGGCGGCTACCGGCTCGGGCTCTTCCTCTTCGGGCTTGGGGGCCTCTTCGACGATCTCATTGAGCGCAGCCAACATGGCGTCGACGTCGGAGATCTCGGTGGGGAAGCTGGGGGCAGATGTGTCAGTCACGGTTATCCAGTCTGTTGGGCAATCAGACGCCTGAGCTCATCAGGCGATGGTTGGGGGATGGCGGTGGTGGCTCCTGCGCCCGGAGGCGCACCACCACCCGTCAATGCGGGCATGGCGGGGTTGGCTGCCCCACCCCCAGGGGGACCCATACCGGCACCCGGTGGGGGCGCCCCCGCCGGACCGGTTCCCGGGGCTGCCCCGCCCCCTGGAACTTGCGGCGCTGGCCCGCGGGCCATGCCGACGAGAACTGTCTGGATTTTCTGAAGTTGTGGCAGCAACTGAGGCGTTGCGTCAGGACGTCCCATGGCACGCGTCACGGCCTGGGCGGCGTCCATGAGGTCATCGCCTATGGATGCAGGGGCCTTGGAGCCGCCGGCAGCGGCCATTAGCGCCGCTTGCCGGAACGACGAGTCTTGCGGCCGCCGGCCCGCTTGGCCATGGCCATCGCGAAAGGCCGGTCAAAGGCCACTAGAGCAGTTCCTCGTTCTGCGGAGGCGACTGCATGAGCCGGTCCATCATGGTCTCAGAACCGTATGAGCCCCGGGTGAAACCCTGGATCTCGATCTTCACGTTGCCCCCACCGGTCGGCAGGACGGCACCGTTCTTGATGCGATTGACGCTTCCGTCGTTCGCCATTTGTTCATCTTCCTTTCGTATGAGGTGTCCGGGGGAGGATCATCCACATCGCCTCCCCCGGCCACCTATGTATGGAGTGGCTGCGAGAACAAGCGATTAACGCTTGTGCCCGCGCTTCGTCCGACGGTGACCCCGACGTGCCATGTGCCCACCCCCTTTCTTGCTTGGGTGATCTATCCGAAAGACTAGCCGCTCCGCTTGGAGCTGCGCTTGGTTCTGCGAGTCGACTTGCGCTTGCCCCGCTGGCTGGGCGATTCCTTCTTGCCGGTGACCGATGAACGACCATGAGCCCAGGCTTCGGCGATATTTGGGTGTGCCATCCAGAGATACCTGCGCTGCTTCTCCGAACTGAAGGGCACTACATCCGCCTCGTGCGGGACCGCCTCATTCCGAAGCGGCGCATCTGGTGGGCCGAGCCGGGCTTGCGGCGCATCCGCTTGGGCATGAATACCCCGCCCTTACCCCCGGCACTCATTCGATTTCGCCGTTGTCCTCGTCCCACTCGCCGTAGGGCGGATGGCTGTTGGTACAGATGTTGCGGTCCAGGTCAATGCCCTCGCTACGCATGATGTTGCCGTAGTGGCCCTGGGACATGACGCCCGTGGGCACGCGTGAGGGCGAGTTCTCGGGGTTTGGGTTGGAAACCGGGTTGTAAGCCATATCTGGATCCTAACTCAGTGTGGGTGTCCGGTGCCCTTGCCATGTGGCTGGCGCCCCGCCGCCTGATCGGCTGCAGCCTCGGCGGCAGCGGCTTCCTGCTTGCGGGCGAGAATGGCTTGCCAGTGCGGGATGCGGTGGGCCTGGAGAACGGTCTGGTCGTCGACCACCTCCATGGCCTTGAGGGCGTCGATCTCGGCGATGCGGGCCTGGCGGCTGGTCGGGTTGGACGCCCCGGCATTGACGGTGAGGGAGAACTTGAGCGGCTCGGCACCCTCTTTGGTCGGGGTGTAGAAGTGCCTCGCAGCCAGGCGGAGGCCGGTCTCGGTGCCCTCCTCGCCGACGATGGCCACGATCCGTGGGATGTCGTAGTTGATGATTATCAGGTGGGCGATGAGCTCGCCGAGTCGACTGAGGCTGGTCTCGAGATTCCGCAGCGACGAGCGGATGGCGACGAACCCCGACTCCTGGACAGCCTGAGTGGTCTGTTGGGCTTGGCGCCCTGATGGCTGCTGGCCTTTGGAGACACCCGAGAGGCCCGCGATGTTCTCCATCCGCTGGATCGAGAACTCGATCAGGTTGGGGATGTCGGTCGTCATCGGCGGGGGAGCCAGCCAGTCCGGCTTGATATTGGCCCCCGAGAGATCCTTCTTCATGGTGAGGCGCTGACCCGGCTTGTTGACGATGGCCGTGCGGGCCAGGCCCGAGTTCTCGTAGTCCATGAAGATCGGGTTGGAGGTCAGCAGCACGTTCGAGGCGGCCGAGCTCAACAACTGGTTGATGAAGAGCTGTAGCGGGGCCAGGTGGGCTACCAGCGGCGTGGACCAGAACTCACCGATCTCATCGTCGACGTAGCGGACGTAGGGGTGGATGTCCAGGTCCCAGAGGTTTTCTGCCGTCTCGTCGAGCAGGACCACCTCGCCGGAGAAGACGACCACCCGCCAGCCGTCGGTGACCACCTGCTCGGGGGAGGTGATCTGGGGATCGGTCGACTCGCGCTCGGTGACGATGTTCTCGTGGATCCAGCACTCGTAGACGTTGACGCCGGACTGGAGGACCGAGCGCAGGTTGGTGCCCTCGCCGGGATTGCCGACCGAGACCGGCCCCTGGCCCAGGTTGATCGGGATGCCATCACGGACATAGCGCGGGAAGTCCTGGCGCTGCGGCGCCTTATCGACGTCCTGGCGATCCCCCTGGATCACCGCCTCTTCGATGCGCCTGATGTCGACGTTGGGGAAGCGGCGCTCGATCTCGTCGAGTCCCCAC